ACCGTGGGCGGCGGGCAGCCCGCCGCCACCCCCGCGCCCGCCCCGGTCGCGCCCGCCGTCGCGGCGCCGGTCGAGCAGCCGGCAGGGCCGGTCGCCGAGCCGGCCCCGGCGCTGACCGCGACCGCCGCCCCGGCGCCCGCCCCGGCCGCGCTGGACCTCGCCGCGCTGGCCGCGGCGCTGGCCCCGCACCTGACCGCCGCCGTCGCGCCGGCCGGGCTGCCGACCGGGGGCCTGGCCGCCGTCCCGTCGCCGGGGCTGGCCCCGTCGGCGGCGCCGCGGGTCGCCGAGGACGACGTCGTCCGCCGCGCCGCGTCGTTGCAGGCGGCGGTCTGCCGCGGCGAGGCGACCCCGGACCTGCGGGCCGCGCTGAACGACATCACTAACACCGGGCTGTCGATCTTCCAGAGCCCGCCCGGGTCGCTGGGCGAGAAGCTGTGGGAGGGCGCGTCGTATCAGCGCCGGTTCGTCGGGCTGATGCGGCAGAAGCCGCTCACCTCGTGGAAGTTCACCGGCTGGCGGTGGATCAACCGCCCGGCGCTGGCCGACTACGCCGGCGACAAGGCCGCCGTGCCGTCGAACACCGTGTCGGTCGATCAGATCGAGGGGACCGCGTCCCGGCTGGCCGGTGCGTGGGACATCGACCGCAAGTTCGTCGACTTCGGTGACGCCGAGTTCTGGACCGAGCTGTACACCGCGACCGCCGAGTCCTATCTCGAGCAGTCCGACCAGCGGGCCGCGTCGGCGCTGATCTCCTACGCGATCGACGTCACCGCCGACCCGACGACCTGGCCCAAGCTGTCCGACGGCACGACCGCCGCCTACACGCTGCCCCCCGGTTACACCACGGGCACGGGCGGGCTGGTCGTGACGCAGTCCGGGGTGCTCAAGGCCGCGGCGCTGCTCACCTCGATGCTCGAGGACACCCCGCGGGTCCGGCAGCGCCCGGATTACATCATCATGAACACCTACGACTGGCTGTCGCTGGTCGACCTCACCAACCTGGACCTGCCCGCGTTCATGGCGCTGCTCGGGGTCGACGTCGCCGGGTTCCAGCGGCACCCGGAGGTCCCCAAGGGGCACATCATCGCCGGGGTGAAGAACGGCGCCACCTTCCGCGAGCTCGGCGCGACCCCGATCCGGGTGCAGGCGCAGAACATCGCGCAGGGCGGGGTCGACGAAGGCTGCTTCGGCTACACCGGCATCTCGATGGACAAGCCCGGCGCGATCATCTCCGTACCGATCACCGAGCCCGCCTGATGACGACGCCGTCGCCGACGCCGCCGACGTCGGCGGCGGCGGTCGCCGTCCAGCTCTCCAAGGACCCCAACGACCCGGGGGTGCTCGAGGACCTGGCGCCGACCGTCGCCGCCGTCAACGCGCTGGTGCCCCGGATGTCCAGCAACCCGGCCGACGCCGTCACGCTGGGCGCGACGATGCTCGCCGCCCGGCTGTGGCGGCGGCGCAACAGCCCCGAGGGGGTCGCCGCGTTCACCGCCGACGGCGCGGTGTACGTCTCCCGCAACGACCCCGACGTCGCGCTGCTGCTCGGCATCGGCGCCTACGCCCCGCCGGTCGTGGGCTGACGTGGCCGGCTACGACGTCCGGGGCGCCTGCCTGGCGCTGGCCGCGCGGCTGTCCGACCCGGCGGTCGGGCTGCCCGCCGGCATCGACCCGCAAGAGCTGAGCCCGCCGTGCGCGTGGATCACCCCGCGGGAAATCCGCGACCCGACCCTCGGCGCCGCCGCGACGCTGGTCGTCTGGGTCTACCTCATCACCGGAAACGTCGACCCGGCCGACGCGATGGGCCGCCTCGACGACCAGCTCGACGGGCTGCTCGAGGTGGTCGACCCCGCCGACTCCGACGACGTGATCGACCTGGCCGCCTCCGTCATCCTGCCCGCCAACCCGACGACCCCGCTGCCCGCCTACCGGGTCGCGGTCGACCTCGACCTGTAAGGAGCACCCGTGGCACTGCCCGGCACCGTCAAGAAGCTCGGCCCCGGTGACCTCACCGTCGGCGCCGTCGGCAGCGCGCTGGATTTCTCCGGCCGCTGCACGTCGGCCCAGCTCACCTGGAAGGTCGACCAGTCCGACGACACCCCGGTGCTCGACGGCACCACGCTCGCCGGGGACCGTACCTACACCGCGACGCTCGAGGCGAGCGTGGTGCAGGCCGATCTCACCGTCGGCGACCTGATCGACTACTCGTGGGCGAACAAGGGCACGTCGGTGCCGTTCACCTTCACCCCCTACACCGGGGGACGGTCGATCACCGGCACGCTGATCGTCGACCCGCTCGACGTCGGTGGGGACGTGAAGAAGACCAACAAGCACGACATCAAGTGGTCGTGCGTCGGCGAGCCGACGCTCGTGGACAACCTGGCATGAGCGCCCGCCCCGCGGTCGAGGTCGACGGGCTGCGCACGCTGCGCCGCTCGCTCAAGGCCGCGGGGCTCTCGCTGCAAGACCTCAAGGACGCGCACAACGAGGTTGCGCAGCTCGTCGTCCGCGCCGCGGCCCCGCACGCCCCGCGGCGCAGCGGGGCGCTGGTCGCCACCGACCGTGGCTCGGGCACCCAGACCGCCGCGGTGGTCCGGGCCGGGCGCGCCGCGGTGCCCTACGCCGGCCCGATCCATTGGGGCTGGCCGGCCCGCGGGATCAGGGCGCAGCCGTGGCTCTACGACGCCGCGGTCGACTCCCGGGAGCAGTGGACCGGGACCTATCTGCGCGCACTGCAACAGATCATCGACACCATCGAGGGAGCACCCGGACCATGAACCCCAACCCGCCGCACCTGATCGGCGCGCCCGACGACCCCGCACAGCCCGCGCCGCACAAGCTCGTCGACGTCGACGTCGACTCCGACCCCGCCGACGTGTTCGACGAGGCGCCGGCCCGCCGGCAGCCCGGGCAGCTCGTCGAGCTGTTCCTCGCCGGCCGCGCCGACGTCCCGGTCGTGCGGATCACCAACCGGGAGCGGATCGCCTACGAGAAGACCGCCGCCCGGCACCGCGAGTGGCCCCCGCTCGAGATCGGCAAGCACTTCGCCATGACGTTCATGTGCTACGTCGCCGCCAAGCGCGACGGGCTGTTCGCGGGCACCTTCGAGGGATTCTGCGAGGCGCTCGACGATTGGGAGCCGATCGCCGACGAGCCCGCGGACCCTACCCGGCCGGGAGCGTGAGCCGGCTCTACGTCGAGCTGAGCCTCGCCACCCGGATCCCGTTCGCCTTCCTCGAGCGCGAGGACGACGCCACCATCGCCACCTATCTCGAGCTGCTCGACCAGCGGGGGGAGGACTAAGACATGGGCCGCGGTGCGGTGCTGTCCCTGAAGATCACCGGCGACGCCGCCGGGGCCACCCGGGCGGTCGACGAGACCGAGAGCCGGCTCGGCGGGTTCGGCAAGTCGCTGGGCAAGCTGGCCGCGCTCGGCGGGGCCGCGTTCGCCGTCGACAAGGTCGTCGACTTCGGCAAGGAAGCCTTCGACGCCGCGTCCAACCTCGAGCAGATGGCCGGCAGCGTCGACGCGGTGTTCGGCAAGAGCGCCGGGCAGATCGACGCACTCGCCGCGAAGGCGCACGCCGCGGTCGGGCTCTCCACCGCCGACTACGACCAGATGGCCGCCGTCATCGGGTCGCAGCTGAAAAACGCCGGGGTGCCGATGGATCAGCTCGTCGGCAAGACAAGCGACCTGATCCAAAAGGGCGCCGACATGTCGGCGGTGTTCGGCGGGTCCGCCGCCGACGCCGTCGACGCGCTGTCCTCGGCGCTGCGCGGCGAGATGGACCCGATCGAGCGCTACGGGGTCTCGCTCAATCAGAACGCGCTGAATGCGCAGATGGCCGCCGACGGTGCGAAGAAGGTCAACGGGCAGTACACCCAGCAGGCGAAGGCCGCCGCGGTGCTCGAGCTGGTCACCAAGCAGACCGCCCAGACGCAAGGGCAGTTCGCCGCGCAGTCGGGCACCGCCGCCGAGAAATCGCAGCAGCTCTCCGCGTGGTTCGACAACCTGAAAGCGAAGATCGGCGGCGGGCTGCTGCCGATCTTCAGCGCGCTCGCCACGTTCTTCACCGACAAGGTGTCCCCCGCACTCGACACCCTGTTCCGCAAGGGCGGGCCGGTCGCCGACATCTTCGCCAAGGTAGGCGACTTCGCCACGAAACAGCTACTGCCCGCACTTTCGTCACTGTGGAAATTCGTGCAGGATAAGGTCATCCCGATCTGGGAGAAGATCGGGCACACCATCACCACGGTCGCCGTGCCCGCTTTTAAGGTGATCTGGTCGTTCGTCAAGGACTATGCGGTGCCGATCTTTAAATCGGTGCTCGGCCCGGTCCTCGACGGGGTAAAGAAATTCTGGGACCACCTGTCTACCGCGATCGAAAAGAACAAGGGCAAGTTTCAGGACATTTACGAAAAGATCAAACCATTCCTTGACTTCGTGAAAAATAAGGTCGCGCCGTTCATCGGGGGTGCGTTTTCGCTCGCCTTCGATGCGCTGGGCGCGGCGATCGGCCCGGTCGTCGACACGATTTCGTGGATTCTGGACAAGGCCGGCGCGGTGCTCGGATTCATCGGCAAAGTCGGCTCGTTCATCTTCGGCGGCGGGTCGTCCGGCGGCGGCAGCGGCGGGGCGACCCGCGGCGCCGGTCGGCTGCTCGGCGCGACCAGCG